ATGATTACCGACCAAAAGATCAAAGGGCTTAAAGCTAAAGATAAAAGATACTCTGTATCGGCAGGCGGTGGATTGTCTATTGATGTTATGCCGACAGGTCGCAAATCGTGGGTACTTGAATATGCACCGCTTGGTAAGCGTAAACGCAAAAAGCTTGGTGAATATCCTGCAGTGTCTTTAAAAAAAGCTCGTGAACTTGCACAAAATACAAAAGATAATGCAGGTCTGATAGCGATAAGCATGCAAAGCTTGATTGATGAATGGGTCGCTTTGTATAGCCAGCAATGGTCAAGTGAAAAGTATAAAAATACAGTCATTTATCGGCTGAATTATATCACTGCCGATTTTCAAGATGTTTTAGTATCAGATGTAACAAGGGCAATGGTTTCAAAAGCAGTTAATAAAATGATTGCACAAGGCACTTATGAAACTGCTAAGCGTTCATTACGATTATTAAATCAAGTGTTTAATTACGCCATCGCTCATGAATATACGCACAATAATCCTTGTTTGCTTGTTGATAAAATTATACCCAAGCACACCACCCAAAACATGGCTAGTCTGCAAGCAGACCAAATGACGGACTTTTGGCAAGCAGTCAAAGAAACGCCAACCATCGGTAATGCTGCCACGGCTTTATCATTAGCGAATTATTTAGCCGTCCGCCCATCAGAATTGTGCAAAGCGAAATGGTCTGAGTTTGATTTGGATAATGCACTTTGGGTCATACCGACGCACAGAATGAAAATGAGATTAGAACATGCTGTACCGCTCGCCAGCCAGCCATTAGCGATTTTACGCAAATTACACGCTGAAAGAATAGATGATGGCTATGTGTTTAAGCACCGCTTAGACCCTAACAAGCCCATGGCGGTAGAAAGCGTGTTGGCGGTCATTAAGCGAGCAGGGTATGGCGGACGGATGACCACGCACGGATTTCGTTCGCTCTTTTCTACGGTGGCAAATGATAGCGGCGTTTGGCGTGCTGATGTGATAGAGCGACAGCTTGCACATACTAAAAATGATGTTCGCCATGTTTATAACCGTGCCGAGTATTGGGATGAGCGAATAGAATTAATGCAGTGGTGGGCGGATATTGTTGCCGACTGGCAGGCATAAAAAATGGGGCAAATAAGCCCCATTTTTTAAGATATTGTTGTATGAGTAATTTCTCGCTCAATACGCTCAGCGTTTTCAAGCGTCCAGTACAACTTATTGCCACGCTGGGCATTGGGTGGATACTTTTCACGATAATATGTTTTAAAAGTATTCACACAAACGCCCAATCGCTTTGCCATGTCTTTTTGTGTTAGCCATGTAATTTGTTTAATCATTTCATAATCTCCTAATTGTTACTTTGATTTTACCGTCGCTCAGCGGTGCAATATTTTTAAAAGCACCTTTTGATAAATCCAAAGCCGTGCCATACTTACCAAAACCGCCACGGTCATTCACACGGCAAACCACTGATTTACCGTTGGCTTTGTTTGTTACTTTTAATCGTGTGCCAAACTTGTATTGATTACTGGCACAAGTTAAAGCATTTTGATTATACTGTTCGCCATTTGCTGTTTTACGACCGTGGAATTTATCGCCATAGTAGGTCGCATAATTGGCTTGTGACGCAGTGGCAAGCAGGGCGATGGCTAGAAATAGGTATTTCATTGTGATTGCTCGTTCACTTGTTCAGCATTCTTCAATTTCTTCAAGAATGCGATAATAATCGCTTGCTTTGATTTCTTCTGTGTGTTCGTAAATTTCCACAGGTCTGTTTTCGACTTTAAAAATAATTACATCGTCCGAAAAATCTATACATGGTCTGACAGAGTTCCAGCCGTGATTATTTTTTATAATCAGGGTGTCGAATTCATCATAAGAAAATGGTACCTGCAATTTTCCATAACCATTCAAGAATTCAAATTCTTCCTTGATATTCTTATAAAATGCACGACATGACTTTTTGGGAATGTATTGAATTTCTCCATCTTTGCCAATTTTGGTCTTGTAAAACTGCAAATTAGCCGTCGTTGGGTTTGCGAATGCTTCAAGATTTATACCATAAGTTCTAGAATTATGACCGATGCATTTTTCAAAACCTAAATCTTTAGCAAGATTGTTGGCTCTGTTAAGTACTGCCTGTCTTTTAGCTAATAAGCTCTGAAATTTCTCTAAGACTTGCTCATCTTCGATTTTGTAGTAATAAAACTTTTCTCTAGTTGTATTCATTCTTCAATCTCCTTCATCTTATGCCGCCTACTTGAGATAAAATTTACCGTCCCTCTCTATCGCCGCCACTGCCAGCACCTGCATGGCGGTTTTATAGGACATGCCTACGCATTTTTGTATGTTTGGGGCGGATAAGCCCTCAGGATTTTTTCTAAGCAATCTGATAACCTGCATACAACATCCATTAAAAATAAGCTCTTGTCGCTCTTGGCAAAAAAGCCGAGCGTCCATCGCCATTGATGGTCTGCTCATTACACCCCCTTTTGCTTTTCATAAGTTTCAAAAACAAACGCCACCGCATCCGCCAAAAATAGCCTTTGACTTGGTAACACCTGCTTGTCATCAATCTCACGCACATGGTCGGACAGCCACGACAGATAGTTATAGACCGCAAAAAGGGCGGACAAATCCATCTCGCCACCGCTCGCCACACTGCGTTCATAAGTCAAAAGATGAGCGATGGCATTGGCTTTGCAGACTTTGGCGTGGGCGGTCGTAAAGTTGATTTTGGCAAGCTCACGGCGGATTTTTGCAGGGGTTAAAGCCATTTTTTATCTCCAAAGTACTTGACAAGATACGCTCTTGCAGCAACCCCTTCGGTCTCGTAGATGGTGCGAAATTGTTCTGTAATGACATTGCCAATACTTACATTACCGCCAATAAAACCAAATTGACCGCTCTTGCTTGTAACAACATCAAATGGCAAAAGCTCTTTATTGGTCAGCACACACTCATCATCACTAAAACGGTCAAGCTCGCTCATACGCATCAAAAGTGCATCAATGATGGGATTTACGCCATTCGGGTTAGATTGCTCGCTCATTACCATTTACCCCCTCTATCGCACTTGATATCAAAGCCATTATCTCGCCAGTTTAGACACTCTTGATAGTCTGTTTCGGCTTGGCGGTCAAAAGCATCATCTATGGCTTTGCTACACGCAAAAGGCAGTGATGCTAACATAGCAATAATAAGAAGTTTGGGGAAAAAATTAGTTTTATTGACTTGAGTATTCATATTGCATCCGACTAAATTGTTCGTATTTATGTACATGTTCGCATAATAAAACAAAAAATTCAAGCGATTTTGTTCGTAAGATAGAATTTTTTGTGTCAAACGATGCACAGGCAATAAAAAACCGCCCATCATGGGCGGTCGGTTAAATGATGACAAATTATGAAAATAACCCAAAAAACCAGCGGAGCAGGGCAAAAATTAGGTACAACACGCCAAGCAGAATAGCAAAGCCAATCACTGTAACAATTTGTTCGCTGGTACTTTGGTCTTTCCAAGCCTTAGGCGGTTTGGGCGGTTGTTTGGGTTCTAGGATGATAGGGCGTTCAACAGGCGTATTGGAGTGCTGTATGAAAGTGCTTGGGCTTTGGGAATTATCATCAGACTCATCCATCCAGTCATCATCCAAATCCACATCAATCCACCCGCCAAATTTTGTGCCGTCCCTGCTATAAATAACCGCATCTGTGGTGTGTGTTTCATTATTGCCATGCAGCTTGCGATAAAGCTTAGCATCGGCACGAGGCAAATAGCCTACCGTGCCAAAATCACTAACAACTGCCACCGCATTTTTATCGTATTGATTATGATTTTCTAAGACAAGGCTGACGGTGATATAAGATCTTTTACCGCTTGTGTCCTGCCGACCTGCTTTAAAACAACGAGCTAATATTTTAAAATAATTGCTTTCACCGACAATTTCTTGTCCAAAATCTCCACCGTTTAAATGTGCCATATCAAATGCCTACACCAATTTTCTCTTAAATTCCATCACCACCCCAAGCACGGTAAAGGCTTGATGACGGCTGTCTATCACAGGGTAGTCATCATTCTCCGCCACAAGGTGCGTATAAGCCCTGCCGTTCTCATCATATCCTTTTGGGCGGTATTTGCGGAGCATTTTTTTGCCCTCACAGTCCACATACACATAATTGCCCGCCTGTACTTCTTGTTTAGCATCTATTCGCACACAGTCACCGATGACGAACGCAGGAAACATATCGTTACCCACAATCGTTAGCCAATCCTCACCCCCTGTCAGCTGACTGGCGTAGTTATTCACCACCGATTGATTGACTGAACCACCGATGTAGCCGTTTTGATTATTGACTTGATTTTGAATGGATTGACCACTTACAAGCCAATCGCTATTGCATTTTAAGGCTTCGGCAAGCTTAGCTATAAACTCTGCCGATGGTTTGGTCTCGCCACTTACCCAGTTTGAGACGGTTGATCGTCCAGCCCCTATTTTTCGCACAATGTCGGCTTGGGTAATACCAACTTCTGCCATTCTTTGTGTGATTCTGTCTGCTATTGTTTGCATATTAGCCCCTTTTGTTTGTATATTAAAACACAACAGCTTGACATATATCGGAACAATATGTTCTAATATACGAATATTTTTAATCGGAAAAACGAATATGACTTTTGACGAATTAAAGCAACATTTTGGTAAGACACCGTACCGAGAAATAGCTAAAAAAATTAATATTTCACCAAGTCAACTGACTTACTATAAAAAAAATGGCATCCCGCTTGAGCGTCAAGTGCTTATTTCAGAACAAACGGGCGGTAAACTCAAAGTATCGCCAAGAAAAAAAAGGAGATTCCTAATGTGTCATAAAGCCATCACACAATTATCGTCCCAATATCTTGAGAAAGCGAGAGAAACAGAAAGCCTGCTTTCGCAAGCTGTCGCAAGTACCACACAGGCTAAGATTTGTGTAGAGACAGGAGCAAATAAAGACAAAATCAATCGCATGGTAAATAATGACTTAGATTTGATTGCAACCATGCTTGTAGTATGTGGCTTAAAAGTTGTGCCACAGGATTATATTTATTGCAGCAAAGAGACCGCAGAAGCCACACGGGAGCTTTTGCGAAATTGTTTCAATTCACCAGATTATATGCGAATTTTATTCAAATAACCCAAAGAAAAACCCCAAGTGGTTCAGACTTGGGGTGTTTTTTCTTAATCATACAAATAAGAGATATTATAATATGACAAACTTTCATAAAAATCAACCCCTTTATCCACCAACCGCCCAACTTTTAGACAATTTATTAGTTGGGGGTGTGGTATGAGCCAATCAGAAAAACGCCCACCGCTCAATTTTGAACACATCCAAGAGCAGGCGATGGGCTACTATGTTGATCGCATCTTCCCAGCCGTTGGCATCAAACTACACGGCAATGGCAAAAAGCATCAGCCTTGTCCGCTGTGTGGTGGCTCTGACCGTTTTCGCTGCGATGATAAGGACGGCACAGGCTCATGGATTTGTAACCAATGCGGTGCTGGCACAGGCTACACACTGGTGCGTGATTACACCAAAAAAGACGCATACGAAACGCACGCTTTGATGGCGGACATTTTGGGCATTGACGGCGGCAGGCAGATTAGCGAAGCGGACAAACAAGCATGGGCAAAAGCCCAAGCCGAACTCTTATCCGCCCAAAAACAAGCCAAAAAACAAGCACGGCAAACCGCTGCCAAAACCGCCCAAAACCGCTTTAACACCGCCGCCCCCACCGACACCCACGCCTATCTTGCCAAAAAAGGCGTACGCTCGCACGGTCTTAGGGTAGATGGCAAGGGCAATCTGCTCATACCGCTGTATTATCACAATATTAATACAGGCAACATCACGCTGTGTAATGTCCAGTCCATCAGTACTGACGGCGGTAAATTATTCGTCAAAGATGGCCTTGTCGGCGGTGCATTTTATACGCTTGGCGATGTGCTATCTATTGATACCATCCTAATTTGCGAAGGCTATGCCACAGGGGCAAGTATTTTTGAAGCGTTAGGCAGTATCTACCCTGTCATCATCACTTTCAATGCTGATAATATGGTTAAATGTGCGTCTATTATCCGTACGCTGTACCCACAACACCGCTTGATTTTTTGTGCTGATGACGATAAAGCTACAGAAATTAAGACAGGCAAAAACACAGGGATATTAGCAGCCAAAGAAGCTGTCAAGATTGCCACAGGCGAGCATATCAGCCCCGACTTTGGCGATGACGAACACACGACCACAGGTGAGCTGACCGATTATAACGACCTGCACGCTCATTTTGGCATGGATGTTGTCAAGGCTCAGCTTGTCCATGCCCTAAATCGCCCACGCCCCAAAGTCATCACAGACACGCACGGCGGTTATACCCTAGATTATTTGAATGAAAACTTTGCCCAAATCAAAGATATTGGCAAAATCACCAACAAAATCTATGATTTAGCCAATCACACCGAGATGACCAAAACCCATTTTATGGGATTGGTCGGCAAGGAACTGGCGAATGCGTGGCTTTTTGGCGGTAAACAAAAAAGCATTGACCGCCGTGAAGTCCAAGACAACACCGCCAAACAATTTGCCAAGGCTTACGGCAGTATTTTTGAGCAATATTGGTATATTCAAGGCACAAAAGAAGTGTTTAATTTTAAAACTTACAAAAGACAGCCTGTTGATACCTTACGCTTAGAATTCCCAAACGAATTTGATGCGTGGAATAAATCAAAAAGCCGTCAAAAAGTGGAAGCTGATAACATTTGGTTTGACCCAACCAATAAAAAACGCCCCCAAAACGGCGAAAACTACATCAATACATTTAAGAGCTTTGTCATACAGCCATACACTGCCCAAGAACTGGGCATTGATGATGAAAAGTTTAATGAGCATTTTATGATGGGCATGTGTTCATCCGTTATCAATCTTATCAAGCATTTGTGTGGCAATGATACCCATGCTTTGGATTGGGTGCTAAACTGGCTTGCCATACCCTTACAAAACTTAGGCACAAAAATGGATACCGCCTTGATTGTCCATGGACACATTCAAGGGGCTGGCAAATCGCTGTTTTTTGACCGTATCATGAGAAAAATATACGGCTCATACTTGCTTACACTTGGACAAGGGCAGCTGGAAAGCCAGTACAATGACTGGGTAGAAGGTAAGCTGTTCGCCGTCTTTGAAGAGATTTTTCAGGGCAAAGACCGTTACAGCCACATGGGTATGATTAAACAGCTTATCACAGGCAATACCGTTTATATTAACAAAAAATTCATGAGCGGCTGGACACAAGATAACTTTGTTAATACCGTGTTTTTGTCAAACGATATGCAGCCCTTGTCGCTTGACGAGAACGACCGCCGTCATGTTGTGTTATATCCGACCGCCGTTATTCCCGATGCCTTGCGTCATGAAATTGGGGCGGCGATAGATGACCCAAATCAGTCGTTAATACGAGCATTTTACACTTATCTTTTACTAAAAGACCCCAAAAATCAAAACGCCCACAGCCCTGCTATCAATACTGAAGCCAAGGCACAGCTTACAGAAATTAGCATTGGCAGCCACGAGCGGTTTTATATGTACTGGAAAAATGGTGATTTAGAGATACCCTATGCCACTTGTTTGACCACCGACCTTTATCATTATTATGTCACTTGGTGCGGTCAAAACCGTGAGTATGCCCAATCTTCCGCCAAGGTTTTAAGATATATTGCCCTGCGTGAACACAAAAAACGCATACGCTATCGATACAAAATACCAGTAGGCAACCACTTAAAAGACGACACAAAGCAAGGGATAGTATACATCATCGGTCTTGATGAACAAAACCAAAATCCCCACACATTTGGGCTTTGCATCAGTGCGTTCAGACATGCTATAATGAAAGCTAAAACACATCATTCTATGCCCCAAGAAAGCATTCGTTCATCTTATGAAAATTCCAACCCATTTATCTGATTAATCTGTGCATAGTGTGCAGGGTTTGTTCAGGGTCTGTACAAACCCTGCACACCCTGACAAACCTTGATATTCCTAGCTTTTAGCCTGCCTTGTTCAAAGTGCAGGCTAATTTTTTATCTACCGCTTATCACAAATTTTTATTTTAAAAAAAAGTTTCTCAAAAATTAAAATCAACCCTGCACACCCTGCACACCCTGCACACTTTTTAAAATCTTTATTAAAACCAATGGGTTATAAATGACAAATCTGTGCAGGGTTTTGTTCATGGTTTAAAAAATTTGACAAAACCCTGCACAGCTTTTCATAATATCCAAAAATTTTAAGACCATGCTCATGACAAACAAAATACCCAAAGACCAGCTCATTGCCGTTGCCGAAAGTTTTGCAGGGGTTAGCCCCTTTGCTGATGCCTGCTATCGCTATTATTTTTATCAAGATAAGGCGTGCCACGCCCATTTGTCATCTTGCTTGGCGGTGGAGTTTGCCGAATATTTAAAGGGTATTCCGAAAAAATACCACACCGCCATCATCAGTACCGCCTTAACCGAAATCAGCTACCCCACACCCATCGGCAAACGCTACGCATTTAGTGAAAGAGAGCGGTCAATAACAGCGAAGATTAGCCGTCAGACATGGCGAACGCACGGCATGAACACCGCCTGCCAAGACATCATAGATAACCTAACCGCCATCGCTAAAGTCGTCGCTGGTAAGGTTCGTGAGCAACTGGGCAAAAAGTTTGACATGGGCTATTGACAAATTAGACCAGTTTAGGGTATCATTTTGTCATAATCAATAATTGTAACTAAACGCTGATGACGACATTGTCATCGGCGTTTTTTATTGGCAAATCACGGAAACCATGGCAAAACTTGGCAACTTACCACCACGCTTAAAACCCACCCAATCCCACACCCCAAAGAAAAAATGGGGTCAAGCTCGTGGCGGACGATGGTGGCGGCGACTTCGTGCTGAATTTTTGGCTCGTAATAACTACACCTGCCAGTTGTGCGGTCGTGTTGGCGGACGCTTAGAGCTTGACCACATCGTCAACAAGGCTGTCGGTGGCACTGATGACGAAACAAACCTACAAATCTTATGCTACCAATGCCACAAAACCAAAACCCAAAGCGAAAGCAAGGCGGGGGGTGTGCAACAATTTTTGGGCTAAGCGTGCGGACACCACGCCCCCTCTCGTTTATAAAAAAAATTTGATTTGGGAAAAAAATCTCCGTTTCTCCGCCAATGAACGCAGTAATAAAATTTACATAAAATTACATTATAAAGAATATAGAAAGGTTTTAAACATGACAATCACCCAAAAGCAGAAAGCGTACGCTAAGCATGTGGCAAGTGGCATGGACTTTCATACAGCAGCCCTAAAAGCTGGCTGTAAAAATCATGAATCTGCCCGAAAGTTCGTGGCGGATATGGCAAAGCGTGAGAATGTGCAAGCCCATATCGCTGAGTTACAAAAAGTACAAAACGGACTTGGGCAAAACAATCAAAACAGTCAAGACGAGCCGACTGCCACAGTGCCAGACGCACCACAGACCCCAAAATACGAAACGCCTTCGGAGTTTTTGACCGCTGTTTTTAATAACACTGATGGTCTGTACACGCCAAAAGAACGCATTAACGCCGCCATCGCTTTATTGCCTTACACCGAGCATAAACTGGCTCAAACTGGCAAAAAGGAAGATGAATTGGATAATGCCAAAAATAAAAGTGAAAATGGGCGATTTGCCACACTGTCAAATCAGGCGGACATGTTCGGCAGTGAGCTGTTGCAATGAAATACATGAATGATGCTTGCGACACCGCCGAATTAAATAACCCTGCCGATGGTCAGGGTTTTGTTTATCCAGTGATTGACGGTGAATGTAAAATCATGCGGTATGATGATTTTATCAAAGAGTTTTGTTTTTTACCAAAAGACATAAGGTTGAATGATGAGTAATGATTTGATTAACCACCCAGCACATTACACATCTTGCCCGAGTGGCATTGAGTGTATTGACATTGCTGAGCTGTTGCCGTTTTGTTTGGGTAATTGTTATAAATATTTGCACCGAGCAGGATTGAAAGGCGATGAATTAACTGACCTGAAAAAGGCGGTATTTTATGCTCGTCGTGCTTATTTAAATGGCGAGAAATTGACCGAAACAGCCCAATCGCTGATTTTTAAAGTTGCTCGCCATCAGGCTGACGAAAAAAGAAAGATTTTATCTTGTTTTGCCGCTGCCCACATAAAAACATTTTACCTATTTTTACAAGAGCATGTTAGCAAATATGAACAAAAGCGTAACACCAACATGGACAACCGCTCTACCTGATTGGCAAGAGCGTATCGTTGAAGGCGAGTCCCTTATCCCATGTAAACCGCTGTTTACCACGATGAGCGACATTGCGTTGCGTGTGTTTAAAGAGCTGGCACTGGTTGATGTCATCGGTTGCCCAAAGATTGGGGCGGTGAGTAAAGCGTGGGTATTTGACTTTGTGGCCATCATTTTTGGGGCGTATGACCCTGCCGCCAAAAAACGCTTGATTAAAGAGTTTTTTCTTTTAATCAGTAAAAAAAACTCAAAATCTACCCTAGCCGCTGGCATCATGCTGACCGCTTTGATTTTAAATGAACGCCAAAGCTGCGAACTGGTCATCGTCGCCCCCACAAAGGAAGTTGCCAATAACTCATTTTCGCCCATGCAAGACATGATACGAGTAGATGGCGAGCTGTCCGCTCTTTTTAATGTCTCAGCCCACACCAAAACCATCACCCACCGATTTACAGGGGCAAGTTTGAAGGTTATCGCCGCTGAGTCTAACAGTTTGGCAGGGGTCAAGGGGGCGTATGTGCTTGTGGATGAGCTGTGGGTGTTTGGTAAGCGAGCAGGAGCGGCCGCCATGCTCCAAGAAGCCATCGGCGGTCTGGCATCTCGCCCTGAGGGCTTTGTCATCTATTTGTCCACCATGAGCGATGAAGCACCTGCTGGGATTTTTAAGGAAAAGCTGGATTATGCTCGCTCGGTGCGAGATGGGCAGATTGATGATTTGCGATTTTTGCCCGTGATTTATGAATTTCCGCAGGCTTATATTGACAGCGGCGATTATGTCAAGCCTGAAAATTGGTACATCACCAACCCCAATTTGGGGGCAAGTGTGGACATGGATTATTTGACCGATACGCTAAAACGAGCCAAAGAGTCGCATGATAAAAACACCTTGCAAACCGCCCTTGCCAAGCATTTAAATGTAGAAATTGGTATCTCACTTAGAGCCAACCGCTGGGCAGGAGCGGAGTTTTGGGAGGGGGCAGGGCGAGCGTTTAGCCTTGATGAACTCATTGAAAAAAGTGAGGTCATCACCATGGGCGGTGATGGCGGTGGTCTTGATGATTTGCTAGGCTGTGCGGTCGTTGGACGCTTGCCAACCCCAAAATATATTTACACAGACGATAACAATGTCCGCCATGAAGTCAAACAGTGGTGGGTGTGGGTCAAAGCGTGGTGTCATCCCATCGCCTTAGAGCGACGAAAACAGGACGAACCACGCTATCGTGATTTTGAAACCGATGGCGACCTTGTTATCGTGCAAAATGTGGGCGATGATGTGGCAGAATTTGCTGACATTGCCAAAAAAGTCTATGACAGTGGCAAACTGGATAAAATCGGTCTTGACCCTGCTGGGGCAGATGATATTGTCATCGCCCTTGAAAGCATTGGCATACCCAAAGACACGCACATGACAGGCGTATCACAAGGGTGGAAGCTGGGCGGTTATCAAAAGGTGTGCGAACGCAAAATCGCAAGCGGTGATTTGACACACGCAAATCAGCCCCTGATGGCGTGGTGCGTAGGTAATGCACGGGTCAAGCTGTCAGGCTCTGGGGTAAGTATGAGTAAATCAGAAAGCGGTAACGGTAAGATTGACCCTGTGATTGCCATGCTAAACGCTGTGGCACTCATGAGCCAAAACCCAGCTGTGCCTAAGTCGGCTGATGATATTGGGGTGTATTTTTAGTAAAAAACAAACCCGCTCATAGAGCGGGCAGATGGAAAACAGGGCGATGGCGGACTGCAGGAACAGTCCACCACCCCTACGACAAACCGAGCTTGTCGCAAGCGAGACCCTGCCACTGTGTACACAGCGTGGCAAGGTTATCACATTTTTAACAAAATTGCGATAGGTAGAGCCATGAAACAAATCAATTGCCGCTGTTGCGGACGATTATTAGCAAAAATTGGAAAATTTAACGATTTAGAAATCAAATGCCCACGCTGTAAAGCGTTTAATGTTTTGAGCGTCAAGAACGCCTTATCAGAAGTCCCAAGAGACTCCAACACAGGTAATCTTGATGAGCAAAGCACATCACAAAGCACCCCTACCATTTGTGGGGCAAAAACGAATGTTTTTAAAAGAATTTCGCAAAATTTTGGATAAAATACCAAATGATGGCGAAAACTGGACAATCATTGATGTGTTCGGCGGTAGCGGGCTACTTGCTAACAACGCCAAAGCCTATAAGCCCAACGCCACCGTCATTTATAACGATTTTGACGGCTATACTAAGCGATTAGCACATATTGATGATATTAACCGTTTGCGTGCTATTTTGTTTGAAATGACAAAAGATGTGCCACGCCAAAAACGCATATCAGACGAGTTAAAGGGGCAAATTTTACAAGCGATTGACGACTTTGATGGTTATGTAGATGCAAGAAGTGTCAGTACTTGGTTGTTATTTAGTGGCAAGCAAATCAATCACATCAGTGAGCTTACCGACCACTCAATGTATAACACCGTCCGCACCAGTGATTATGATAATGCACAAGATTATTTAGATGGACTGGTTATCACGCACGAAAGTTTTGACACGCTGATACCAAAATTTGCCGACAAGCCAAATACTTTGCTATTGCTTGACCCACCTTATGTTTGTACTGAACAAAAGGCGTATGCCTTAAAAGGGTATTTTGGCATGACAAAGTTTTTGCGATTGATGAAATTGGTGCGTCCGCCATACCTGTTTTTTAGCAGTACAAGAAGTGAGCTGTTAGATTATATGGATTATCTCAAAGACTGCGAGCCTGTCATGTGGGAGCTGGTTGGCGACTTTGAGAAAGTGAGTGTAAACAGCCATGTCAATTATAATGCTGAATATGAGGATAATATGATTTTTAAATTTTAAAAATATTAAAAATCTTGGCAATTAAGACTTGCTATTGTTAGTATAACGAGCAATACTGTGGTCATCAAGTTAATAAACCCTTTTAAATCATGGAGTTACAAGATGACCGCAATCATTAACCAAGAACTAAACGCCCAAGCATTTGACGAAAAAACTAGAATTTCATTGTATTGTGGCTTAATTCAAGATAAATTGATTGACACAATCAATATGCAAGAACCAAGCATCGCCGATAAAGTTGTCATCGCCCATATTGAAAATGAGCTGTCTAAGTTGATTAAATTTTTAAATCAAGGTAAATATTAAACCATAAATAACAAGAAAACCCTGCCTATTGGTGGGGTTTTTGCTTATCAATTATTGGAAAACCCCATGACCAAAGCCTATTCAACCCTACAAATCAAATCGGTAACCGACACCGATAATGAACGCATCATCACAGGCATTGCCACCACGCCCAGTACCGATAGGGACGATGATATTTTAGAGCCGTTGGGGGCAAAATTTACTTTACCAATCCCCCTATTATCGCACCATAATCACAGCCAGCCTATTGGCGAAGTTATCCAAGCGGAAGTTACCGCAGGTGGCATTTTAATTACTGCCAAAATAGCCAAAATTGACGAAGAAGGCAAGCTGAAAGAACGCATTGATGAAGCGTGGCAAAGCATTAAATCTGGACTAATCAAGGGCTTGTCTGTTGGCTTTAAAATCAAAGAATACAGCTATATTGAAAATTCTTGGGGCTTGCACATTAAAGAATGGGAGTGGTGGGAGCTGTCAATCGTTACCATCCCTGCTAATGGCGATGCGGTCATTACTAGCGTCAAGCAAATCAAAGAGGCATTTAGTTTGCCCCTGCAACCAACCCCAAATCCACCGATTAACCCCATTGTACCACCACCAACCCCAACCACCACCCAAAAAAGCAACTCGTCCAATGGCGGTGTTACTTTAATTTTATCCACCCCTTTATCAAAAACCAACGGAGTATCATTACGATGAACTATGAACAACAGCTTGCCAAAGTCAAAGCCACCATTGTTGATAAGCAAGCCAAAATCGGTGAAATTATGACCAAATCGGTTGTAAGCGGACACACCCCCAGCGATGATGACGAAGCGGTCATTGGGGCATTAGAAAATGACATTGAAAAACTAGAAAAAAATGCCAGTCGTCTGGGTACGCTGATAAAAGCCCAAACGCTATCCATGACAGCCACTGAAGTATCAGGCGACACACCAGAGGCGGCGGATGCCTCGGCAACAGGCGAGACTGCCCCCAAAGAGACCAAAAGCGTGCAAGTAGAATCCAACCTGCCCAAAGGTGTTGGCATAGCGTTGTTGATCAAAGCGTCCTCCATTGCCACCAAATCCAAAGGCGGTATTACCACTCGTGAAGTGCTGCAAGGTTGGAATGCCCCTGACAATGTCATCCGTGCCGCCACTCAAAAGGCGGTCATCGGCACAACAACTGATGATAAATTTGGCAAAGAACTCATTGATTATGCCAATTTGACAGGGGAGTTTATTGAGCTTGTCCGCCAAAAAACCGTTGTGGATAAAATCGCCCCTCTAATGCGACAAGTGCCATTTAATGTCAAAATCCCAATGCAGACCGCAAGCGGTTCAGTTGGCTGGGTGGGTGAGGGCAAAATGAAGCCTGTGGGCAATCCTGAATTTGGTTCAATGACTTTAAGCCACGCCAAAATCGCAGGCATTGTACTGTTGTCAGATGAGCTTATCCGCTTTTCTAACCCAAAAGCTGATACGCTTGTGCGTGATGATTTGGTGGCAACCGTTGCCCAGTTCATTGATCAGCAGTTTTTTGACCCTGACAAGACAGAAGCTGCCGAATCGCCAGCGTCTGTGCTAAATGGCGTAACTGCCATAACAGCAACAGGCACAACCGCCGATAAGATTGACACGGACACCAACACACTCATCGCCCAGCTGGTAGATGCTGGCATTAGCTTAGAGGGGGCAGTGTGGGCGATGAGCGAAACCCGAGCCATGCAGATTAGCGGAATGCGTGATGCTTTGGGACGCATTTATTTTGAGGGCATGAATTTAACAGGCACACGCTCGCTTAAAGGTTTGCCAGTGCACACCTCTGGCAGTTTGGGCGATAAGATTGTGCTGATTGTGCCAAGTCAAATCCTACTGGCGGACGATGGCGGTGTGGATTTTTCGGTATCAGCCGAGGCGACCATCAACATGGGAACAGACGATGCCCCAAAAATGGTCAATCTGTTTCAAAATAACTTAACCGCCATCCGTGCCGAACGCTTTATCCGTTGGAAACCACGCATGACCAAAGCTGTGGGGTATATTAAATACACAGGTTAGTCAGATAAAGCCTTATTTGATGAAGCCCCATTTTCATTCATGGGGCTTTATTTTAGGAGATTTCATGCAAATCACATATTTAAAAGACGCACCGCTTGGGGCGGTGGGCGAGACGCACGATGTGCCAGAGCCACAGGCAAGAATACTTATCATTTTGGGCATTGCTAAGCCTGCTCCCAGCCAATCCAAAGCAGACAAGCCCAAACGCAAAACCAAAACAACCACCGAAAATAGCGAATTGGATTTGTCATAATGGGCTTTTTTGATTTATTCCGTAAAAAGTCGGTCAATGCAACGCCTGCCCCTGCGTGGCAAACGCTCATCCATGAACCCTACACAGGGGCGTGGCAAAAAAATGACGAGCTAAAACGCACCGATTTGACCCATTTTCATGCTGTGTTTGCCTGCATCAGTTTAATTGCCGCTGACATTGGCAAATTACGCATACAAACCAAATCATCCCAAAATGGCGTACTTTTACCGACTAAATCACGCACGCACGCCATTTTAAAAAAACCAAATAGGCATCAAAGCTGGCAGCAGTTTATTGAAAGTTGGGTAAGCTCTAAACTCTTGCGTGGTAATGCGTATGTCTTAAAACAACGAGACATTTTTGGCGGCCTTTGGCAGATGTATGTACTAAATCCTGACCGTGTCAAGGTTTTGGTGGCAGATGATGGTGATGTGTTTTACCAAATCAGCACCGATAAGCTTTATGGGCTAAGCGATACCATCGTACCAGCTTCTGAGATGATACACGACCGCATGAACTGCTTTTATCATCCGCTTGTGGGTCTTTCGCCTTTGACGGCGTGTGGCATTAGTGTAGGTTTGGGGCTGTCCATTCAGCATACCTCCGCTACGCTCTTTGGCAATAATTCTCGCCCAAGTGGGATTTTGTCCGTGCCATCAGACATCGACAAAGAGACCGCCCAAAAGGTCAAATCTGACTGGCAAGCTAATTATAGCGGCATCAAGCGTGGCGGCATTGCTATTTTGGGCAGTGGGGCAAAATATGAACCCATTACCATGAGTGCGTCAGACAGTCAAGCCATTGAACAGCTTAAAATGAGCAGTGAGACCGTCTGCTCGGTGTTTCATGTGCCAGCCTTTAAAGTGGGCATGGGCGAGATTAAGGCAGGACAAAAGGTGTCTGACTTAAATGAGATTTATTATTCAGACTGTCTGCAACACTACATAGAAGCCATTGAAAATCTGCTTGATGAGCATCTTGACCTTGAAAAAGGCGTGGAGTGTGAGGCGGATTTGTCCCCACTTATCCGAATGGATAGCACCAGCCAAATGGCGTATCTCAAAGAAGGCACGATGAGCGGTATTTTTAGTCCCAATGAAGCCCGTGCCACGCTTGGCTTGCCGCCTGTGGTCGGTGGGGAGTCGCCACTCATGCAGCAGCAAAATTACAGTTTAGAAGCACTTGCCAAAAGAGACAACAGTGCCGACCCTTTTGGCAATGCACCTACCCAGCCAACCGAGCCAAATAAAACCGCCAAAGCGGTCAAACCACGCTACCGAGTGTATGCCACCATTGACAAGGATAAATCATGACTTTTGCCACACTTGACGAGGTTAAGCACCATTTGCGTTATGACGATACCGACAGCGATGAGATTTTGACGATCTATTTACAATCAGCACAAACAGCGGTCAAAAACTACATCACAGATGAGATTAACGATGACATGCTGCCTGCTCTAAAAGTTGCCACGCTTTTGCTGGTCGGTTATCTTGATGACAACCGAAACAGCGAGAACGGGGCAGAATTTGGTAACTATCTGCCTGCCCCTGTCCGCCAAATGCTTGCCCCTTATCGCACGCCCACTTTTTAACTTTTTGGGGAAACAATGAAAGCCACACCAATCCGTAAAAGACTTGAAATTTACCGCCAAAGTACCAGCCGTTCTGCCACAGGGGCGGTTAAGATGGATGAATGGGAGCATGCCTTGACCGTTTGGGGGCGGTTAATCCGCTTATCCGACAATGACATCATCGCAGGGCAGGCACAGGGCAGCCAAATCACCGCAAGGGCAACAATCCGCCATCGCACGGACATCAGCCATACGATGCGAGTGCAATGCGGTGATCAAGAGTATGAGATAGTCGGCAAGCCTTTGGCTGATAACAAGACAGGGCGAGAGTATTTGACGCTCATGTTAAAGGAGGTTCTTGATGATAGGCAAAATTGAAGTTTTGGGCTTAGATGAGCTTGATAAACAGTTTGCTAAACTTGATGATAAAGTTAAAGATAAAGCCCTATCCAAAGCCCTAAATCAAGCCCTAAACCCAATACGAAAAGATGCCAAATTTTATGCGTCTGTTGCCCCTGAGCCACATACGATGATTGTCAAAGGTGGTCGTAGGGTTATTGTTCAGCGTGGGCTTTTGCGTTCAGCTATCCGAAAACGCAAAGTTCCCAAACGAGAAATGGGCGAGCTTGGCGGACACGGCGTGGCAATGGGTATCTATATCGGCAAAGGCACAAAACAAAAAGAATACCCTAACTATTGGCATTTTTTGGAATATGGCACAAGTCAAATGCCTGCTGTGCCATTTTTACGCCCTGCCTTTGATAAAAATGTGCAGGTCGCTGTCAATGCTTTTGCGAAAACCTTAAAAGATGAAATTGATAAGATTGTCAAATGAACGCCAGCCAACTCATATATGAAAAATTATCAGCATTGGTAAATAATCAATGCTATCCCTTATTTATTCCAGAGCATAGCCCAAGCAATCCGCCTTATATTATCTACCAAATCATCAGTACCGAACCTGATAATACTTTGGACGGCATCACAGGGCATGAGTGGGCAAATGTGCAAATCGATGTTTATCATCATAATTATGATGACTGTTTATCACTAGCCGCCAAAACCATCAATCAATTAGACCAAATCAAACCGTCAATTTATCACGGCGTGCAATATATGCGTGATAATGCAAGTGGATTATTTAGAGCCATCATTGAATACGGTTTTTGGCAAACCTTAGAATTTTAATTAAACCGCCAACTAGGAGAAAACTATGGCAAAAGTTGTAGAAAATCTTGCTGACAGCTTTTTTACTTTGCATGTCTCAGCAGACGGTAATGAATACCAAAAAATAGAGCATTTGTCCAAATGCGACCACCCAAGTGAAGAGAAGGTATTGGATGAGGTAACCGCTACCGATGACCGCCGTACCGTCAAAGCCCCCATTGATTTTAAGGAGGAAAGCGAGATTGAATTTGAATACGCCCTTGACCCCAAAGACACCACACACCAGCTACTTCAAACCAGTTTTGAGGGCGGTAAAGAGTTGCATTGGCAGTTAAAATATGTGGTTGCCACAGGCGAGTCCCGTCAATTTAAGGGCATCATCTCAAAGCTGACCACCGATAACAGCGACCAAAAAAAGAAAATCCGCAAAACTGGTACAATTACCATCACAGGCGATGTTACCAAAGTTACAGGTTAATTAAATAACCCAAACCCACAAAATCAAGCCATTTAATGATAAATGGCTTGATTTAATTTAAATAAATTAAAAGGTATATATTATGAGCAAAGTAGCAACATTAGCAAGTGCATTATTGGCAGGTCTATCCGCCATCAATGAGCCAAAGAAAATCAACATCGCTGAATTTGATGGCGACATTTATATCCGTCAAATCAGCGTGGGCGAACAAGAACAAATCGCCAAACACCTAGAAAAAGAAAAAGGCAATAATATGGCGTTGTCTTTTATCTTTGGGGTGTGTGATGAAAAAGGCAATCGCTTATTTAGCCTTGATGATTTGGACAGCATTAACCAAATTAATTTTAAGGCGATGTTGTCAGTTATTAAAGAAATCAACAAATTAAATGGGCTAGATATTGATACCGAAGACCACGAAAAAAACTAATCGCCGACAAAAGTCGGCTTTTTTTGTTTAAATTGGCAGGACATTTGGGCAAAACGGTGGGCGAGCTTGAACGCACAATGACCGCCCACGAGTTTGCCCAGTGGCGAGCCTATGACCGCCTTGACCCAATTGGCGGTTATCGTGGCGACATACAATCGGCGGTCATCGCTTGTGCCATGGCAGGGGGTAAGCCGTCTGATTATATCATCATTGACCCAAACCCCATGACAGACGAGGAGCGAGAAGCCTATGAGCTGGAACAGAGAAAAGCACAGCTACAAGCCCAAATGGAGCGAACGCTTGCGATGTTTTCTGCCATAGGTTGAAAAAAGATAGGTTTTTGGGTATGATACGGTTGTATTATATCCAAAAATTTAAGGATTTTTTTTATGAAAAATCGCTTTCTTGTTGGCTTGATCCTGTTTTTAGCTATTTTAACGCCTAGCTTTGCTAAAACTAATGTCCATAAGAGTGACTTTGATGGTTCGGTTACTATTAGAACAGAGCCTTCTTGGGTTAAATGCCCACAATCAAAAATGATGTGTCCCTTAGTTGGGTATGCATGGAGTGATGGCGAATTTGGCGAGCAGTACGCAACTTTAATTATTGAAATTAATGACAGTTGGCTAAAATCATACCAGAGTATCAATAGATTGAAGCTAAATATTGATGGCGAAGTTACAGAGCTAAATAAACTTACGCCCAACCAGCCAACCAGTTACTCACACGACCAAGTTTCTGCAATCTCTATGGACTATTTTGTTATTCCATTGGATAAACTAAACTCCTTTGAAACTGCAACCAGCATCAAAATGCAAGTTGCCACCGACAAAGGGCTGTATGATATGATTTATAAGGGTGGTAAAAAACAAACCAGAGCAAACAAAATGCTGTCTGAGTTTATGTCTGCTCTTGAACAAAATAAGCAAAAATAA